GCAGTGCCACGGTTACTCCGAAACTGAATGGAGTGGCTGGCCCGGCATTCCAGGTCATAAAAGACAGTCTGACACTGGGGCTGAATGCGCTGACGCTGACGGATATTACCAAAAATGCAGCGTATGGCGTTGAGATAGAAAGTCTGGTGCTGGAGATAAATGCACCGGCATCATCATAAAAAGTGAGCCAGTCAAATGGAAGGTATCGTTAAACTCACCGGTAGTGTCAGTGGGTCGTCTGAGACGCCTGCATGAGTTATCAGAGCCATCAGTACTTAACTGGTGGCTTTTTTATTGTTGTCAGCTTCCGGATAACGGGAGACGGGGTATGTACCAGATGGAAAAAATCACAACAGGTGTGTCATACACCACGTCAGCGGTGGGAACGGGCTACTGGTTCCTGCAGTTGCTGGACAGGGTTTCCCCGTCTCAGTGGGCGGCAATAGGCGTGCTGGGGAGTCTGCTGTTTGGGCTGCTGACATATCTGACTAACCTGTATTTCAAAATCAGAGAGGACCGTCGTAAGGCGGCACGGGGAGAGTAATTCAATGACTCAAAACTATGAACTGATTGTGAAAGGGATCCGCAATTTTGAGAATAAAGTTACGGTAACTTTAGCGTTACGGGACAAAAAACGCTTTGACGGTGAAATTTTTGACCTGGACATCTCGCTGGACCGTGTTGAAGGTGCCGCGCTGGAGTTTTATGAGGCAGCAGCCAGAAGGAGCATCAGACAGGTCTTCCTGGATGTTGCTGCCGGGTTATGTGAAGGGGATGAGCAGTCGCCGGAAAAGTGCCCCGTAATTTTAGAGGCGCAGAATGTGTGGATAACCTACAAAGGAAAGCTACCAGGAAGAATTACTGGTTCTCTGAAGACTCCTCCGGAATCACAACCTTAAGTCACTGACCAGAACAGATAAACCTGTCCGTGGGCAGAAACCGATAAATCCTGATAAATATCCATGAACGCAAAAATCAGATACGGCCTGTCGGCTGCCGTTCTGGCACTGATTGCCGTCGGTGCGCCCGCGCCTGATATTCTCGACCAGTTTCTGGATGAAAAAGAGGGTAACCACACTACGGCATACCGCGATGGTTCCGGCATCTGGACCATCTGTCGGGGGGCCACGATGGTGGATGGAAAACCCGTTTTTCCCGGTATGAAACTGTCGAAGGAAAAATGCGACCAGGTCAACGCCATTGAGCGTGATAAGGCGCTGGCATGGGTGGAGAAAAACATCAAAGTGGCATTGAGCGAACCCCAGAAAGCGGGGATCGCGTCATTCTGTCCGTACAACATTGGTCCCGGTAAGTGTTTCCCGTCGACGTTTTATAAACGAATTAATGCAGGTGATCGCAGGGGAGCGTGTGAGGCGATTCGCTGGTGGATTAAGGACGGTGGCAGAGACTGCCGTATTCGTTCAAACAACTGCTACGGTCAGGTATCCCGTCGTGACCAGGAGAGCGCGCTGGCGTGCTGGGGTATCGACAGATAAGCAGAATATTTTGCTGAAAAATAAGGCATGGCCACGCGGGCGGATAACACGAAATCCTGCGAACTGGCGAAACGTAAGTGAATAAAAGTAAAAACCCCGTTTGTTGGCAGCAAGCGGGGTTTTGTTTTTATGGCAGTAAGCTATGGGAGGCTGCCTTGATTGATTTTAGCAAACTGATTAGGGAGTTGCGACTCATGATTAGTCAATTACCAAACTGGAAATTTTTGCTGGTCTGGAGCATCCCTTTTTTATGGGTAGTATCCCAGTTAATTGTGGCAATTAAGGGGTAGCTATGTCAGACAAACTCATAACGCCGGCAAAGGTCCTGTGTGTGATTGTCGGTATTTCATTTTCACTAATGCTGGTTGCTCTTTTTCTGTCCCTCGCCTGGGTGATGTTGTCTTCGTCGGGGCTGCTGGGGTGACAGTGACTGATGACATCAGCAGAGCGCTGGCTTTTGCTATTAAGTGGGTGGCTGTTGGTATTGCTGTGTCTCCGATGCTATATGGGCTGGCAAAACTGGTCATTGCGCTGAAATCGTGAACTTTAAAAAGATGAGTGCTGAACTTATTCGGGCAATGGCATTTGCCATTCGTATTGTGGCCATTGCTGTTCTGGTCTGGGCAATCCGTTGGTGGTGATATGAACCGTGTTCTGTGTGTGGTGATTATTGTCATGCTGGTGGCCTGTGGTGCGCTTAGTCTGGGGCTGAATCATTACCGTGATAACGCCATTACCTACAAAGCCCAGCGCGACAAAAATGTCAGAGAACTGAAGCTGGCGAACGCGGCAATTACTGACATGCAGATGCGTCAGCGTGATGTTGCTGCGCTCGATGCAAAATACTCGAGGGAATTAGCCGATGCGAGAGCTGAAAATGAAACTCTTCGCGCTGACGTTGCCGCTGGTCGTAAGCGCCTGCGTATCAACGCCACCTGTCCAGGTCCCGTGCGTGAAGCCACCGGCACCGCCCGCGTGGATAATGCAACCGGCCCCCGACTGGCAGACACCGCTGAACGGGATTATTTCACCCTCAGAGAGCGGCTGATGACGATGCACAAGCAACTGGAAGGGGCGCAGGAATATATCCGTACTCAGTGCCTGAAATAAGTTTTGTTGATGCGCCGTATCGTCGCTGTATTCCCTCATTAACAGAGACCGCAGCCCGACAGGGAGACTCCTCTGCGCGAGTGTGCGGGGATAATCAAAAACGATACACACCGGGGTTTACCGCGTTAACGGAGCGCGGCGTTGTCCCCTCATAGTCGCCTGTCCGGTGCGATGGTGGAAGAAACCGGACTACATTGAAAATGATAACCATTATCATTTTTGCGGGTCCTCCTGGTGGGGTGGGCCTGAACACGGGGCGGACGGCGCGGAAAAAGGCGCATTTTTGTGATTTTATCGTCATCATCATCATTAGCATAACTTGTTGTTTTTAATGTGTTTAACATTAAAAAGATGATGATTGTGGTTGATTTTTGTTCGACATCTTTATATGGCGGCATTTCTTTACAAAAAAAGAGCCACTTTTGTTCAGCGGTTTATGTGGAGGGATGTGAATGGACGGCGAGCTGAAAAATATGAAGTTAAATATTAATCAACTGGCAGCCCTTTCAGGTCTGCACCGGCAGACTGTTGCCGCCAGAATGGCGGATGTTCCTCTTGCACCAGGCAGTAATGAAAAGAAAAAAATGTATCTCCTGACGGATTTGATTATTTCGTTGCTGGAAAAACCACCGGCTTCCGAAGATGAAGAGATGAACCCACATGATCGGAAGGCATGGTATCAGTCCGAGCGCGAGCGTCTTAAATTTCAGCATGAAACTGTTCAGCTTGTGCCAGTCAGTGATGTCAGGCGGTCCTTTTCTGTCGTGGTGAAAGCGATAGTTCAGGTACTGGAAACCTGGCCTGACCGGCTGGAGAGGGACAGGGGGTGGACCGCATCACAACTGAATGAAGTACAGATTGTGGTTGATGAGATCCGCGATACACTGGAAAAGGCAGTCATTGACTGTTGTGATGAGGCCGATATGTGAATCAGGTGAACGAGAGCCATAGCCGCGCATCCGATATCTGGCGCGAAGTGGCCTCGCTGTTTCGCCCACCCAGCCGGTTACCAGTAGCGGAAGCCATCAGGCGTTATATGCGGGTACCACGGGGAGCCAATACTTCCGGTCCGTGGGAGTCATCGTTGACGCCCTATATGATTGACCCCATTAATACATTATCAGCCCGTGAATATGACGCGGTGGTGTTTGTGGGACCTGCGCGAACCGGGAAAACCGAAGGGCTGATTGATGGCTGGATTGTGTACGGCATCATCTGTGATCCGGCGGATATGCTGGTGGTGCAGATGACTGAGACGAAGGCGCGTGAGCATTCCAGAACGCGTCTTTCCAGAACGTTTCGCCACAGTCCGGAGGTCAGCAAGCGCCTCAGTCCTTCCCGTAATGACAACAACGTCCACGATAAAATGTTTCTTGACGGCTCCTTCCTGAAGATTGGCTGGCCGTCGATCACTGTATTTTCTTCTTCGGATTACCGTAAGCGTGCAGCAAGAACCGTATTGACGGGGATGTGTTATTCAGTCGGCAGTGCTACGCGCCAGGGGAGCAGTTCGCCGACCCGGTTTATCGGCCAGTCGGCTATGACGTCAAGGACATAGCGGAG